TCACAGACAGATTCAACACTGGAAATGGGTACATATTCGTCCGCACTTGCAGGCGTAAGGCAGTCAGGTGTCACAACCGTCGGCCAGCAGGCCATATTGAACACGGCAGGTATGAGGATATTCTCAGGTGTCGCGCTCCAGAGAGAACACATGGCATCGATTGTGGGATCAAGAATCTTGCAAATGGTCGATACCGCATCTGAACTCAGGGACGGCATCGGCGCCAACGGCAGAATACTCAGAAAGTCACAGGTCCATAACGTCTACGGCGTACAGGTCGCATTCCCTCACGGTGAACCCGTAATGGAGATGCAGCAGAGACAGATGGCCATGAGCGAGTACGGAGCAGGACTCATTGACCCGATGACCTACTACGAGACCGCGGGATACGAAAACGGCACGGAGATAAAACAGAGACTCATACAGGAATCGGTAAGAAATCTGCCCGCCGTAAGGGAAAGAATAGAGACACTGGTGGCACAGCAGATGGGACTCGTTGACGAGGAAAACCAGGAAGCTGCCGGACAACAGATAGCACAGAGACAGCAGGCTATGGCCCCGCAGGTACCGGGAGTTACAGGTCCGGGAGGAGTGGGACCTGCTGATTTAAACACACCACTTACACCAGACACATTCACACCTGAGAGGATAGACCTTGCCCGCTGAAAACCCATACTCAGACGCAATATTCTCCGTCATACAGGAGTACCAGTCGCACAAAAAAAAGGCTAAGAAAAGCGAGGTCCCGAAAGTGCGGGCAAAAACCACGCCCAAGATCGATCCTGTTGACCGTGTTCTCAGTAAACTCGGGTTTGATATCAATGAATTGAGGAACGTGTAATGGCAACAGAAGATGAACTAAAAGCTATTGTCGATTACCTCAAGGCCTTAAACATGGCCAAGCTAAATGAACTTCTAGAACAAGAAGGACCAGTTGAAATAACATTCGACGGAGGAAGCTGGGCTAGTAGTGGTGATGATCGCACACGCGCAAGAGCAGAAAAATTTTCAAAGGCAGTTACAACGCAACAGGCACAACTCCTGATTACCCAGATAGTGGAACGGGTTGAGGACTTAGCCGGCGTAAACCTTAGAAGAGACTATGGGAGTGGAAACATCGAAAGTTATGTTGTTGGATTGATGACTTCTGGGTGGGAAGTGGACAAAACCACCGGGGAAATTAAGTTAGGTCCTGAGTACGGACAATTGCAGTTTTTCGGAAATGATGAAGACTGGGATGATCACCTCCAGCAGGAAATTGCCCGAAGACAGAATGAGTATGGCCTTGACCCGTCAATGTTTCTTATGGAACACAAGGTACAGGAAGGGCTACTGGAAGCCGTGGAAGAAGAGTCTATGGGAGAGGACACTCTGGTTATTGCCACGATGATCCTGGGAGAAACATCCCTTGGAAATGCAGGCTTTCCTCCAATAGACGTAACTTCATCTGAATACGACGATGTAAGAAAACAGGTAGAACCGCAGCTTGAGATTATTCTTGGTAATTTCGAAGAAGCCATATATACCGATATGGAAGACTTTACCGACAGAGGAGCAGGAAACCTTTCCTCATTTATAAGGGCACGGTTGAAACAATCGCCCGAAAATTACTTCACATACCTAGCAGAAGAACAGGACACTTCCGGTGTGGATGCCCTTCTTTTCATAACCGACGAAAAGGAACGGGGAAAAGTTTTCAATAAATGGCTTGGAGAAGAGGGCGGGATCGCAAAACCCAGTGATCATAAAGATGAGCTCGATAGTTTTGAAGTAAACGCATATGGGATTATAAACAGGGAACTGCTTGGTACAGATACCACCTCTGGGATGGTAGGTGAAATTACCGATCAATACATCAGGGAAGGAAAGGTTCTTGATTGGGTACCCGGAGCGGCTGCCGACCTAGGATTATCCCCTGAAGACTTTGTGCTGCAATCAGTTAAAGCTAACTTTAAAGACATTTTTATAAAAGACGAGGAAGGAATCCAGTCGTGGTACGACAAAAGAGTTGAGGACAAGGCCCGTAGTTTAAGACAGAAGGCCTACGAAGATGATCCTTCGGGGGCAGCTACGGCATTGAAGTCCCGACTGTTCACCGACCGAAATTACTGGATCGATGATCTTCCCGTTGATGCAAAAAGAGTTTCACCTCAAGTGTGGGCTGACTGGACACATGCTGTTACAGAGTCTGGCCTTTCTGCCGCACTCACATACATTGTTCCCCAGCTTCAGTCTGCCGTGGGCTCTTTCAAGATGTCTGATTTCGATAGAAATAAAGCTGAAGCACAGGCCAAGGATTTCTTTAAAAGAAAAAGCATCAAGTGGGCCGATATTCCGTCTGAAGAGCAAGAGAAAATCATTGACTTAATAGAAATAAGGGGGGGAATGGATGTTGAACGGGCGATACGACTTCCTGATACTGGCCCAATTGGAATTGATCCAAATGAGCAAATTGATGCAGGTATTACTGCTGACCCAGAAGCCCTATTTGGGGAAAGGCTGAAAGAATTAGCAACTGGAATAGTCGATAAACAGGCTGAAATGAAATCGTTTCAGCAGATTCTCAATAACCCTCTCAGCCTGATATATGACGTTTTCAAGGAAAAGAATATCCTTAATCCTGATGTCAGTATGGCCTTTATGGAAAACCTCGACAGGAATGTTGCTCCTATCATCGCAAGAAGAGTGGCTGCCGGCCAGTATTCGAGTATCGATGAGATACGGCAGGAAATTGAAAGCCAGATAGAAACTCTTCCCGCATATGATGTGAGCGGAATTGATTATGACCGTCAGACAGGAAGTGAGATGCCGTCATTCCCTGCGGGTGCTTTACCTGCTTTCAGAGCGAAGCCCCAGACACCGAAATTCGATGTGGCTAAGCCCCAGACACCGAAATTCGATGTGGCTGGCTTCACCCCTGAATTACAGGAAATAGCGATGGAAAACCCTGAGCTTGCAGGTTTCGTACAACAACAGATGATGGTGCCAGGATTTGAAAAAGAGTGGCAGCAGGCCGCACAACGACAACTGAGACACGACAGGGAAGCAGACCAACAGTTACAGGATGACAGGCGAGAATCTTTTGAAGCAGCAGAAGAACGGGCCGTTTTTGATAGAGGAGACAAATCCGCAGCGGTAGAAACTGCACAGGCATTCCTCGCACAGGTTCAGGCGTCTGATACTGCAACAGAGGCAGATATCACTGCCGCAGAGTCACAGTTGCGTGAAGCGGAAACTGCTATGCAGTCAGCCGCATCCAACGTGGAACGGGCACAGGCCGCCCGTGCTAGAGCGGAGGAACAATACGGACGGGAAACGGGTGAGACTGTCACAGGGGCTCAACCTTTTACGTTTGATCAGTCCCAGACACAGCAATTTGTAACTCCCGCAGGACAACGTGGAGAAGGTACGGTTTTCAATATTTACAGTCCCGCTCAACAGCAGACTCTTGCGGGTATGGCCCAGATGATGACAACACCTGGCATGACGCAACAACAGTTCTTTGAATCTAGCAATTTGTAACTCCCGCAGGACAACGTGGAGAAGGTACGGTTTTCAATATTTACAGTCCCGCTCAACAGCAAACTCTTGCGGGTATGGCCCAGATGATGACCACACCTGGCATGACGCAACAACAGTTCTTTGAATCTAAATTACCAGGATTCCAACAGAGATTTGAAGCAAGTCCGTTCTTTACACAGCAACAGCAACGGCTGGAACAGGAAAAAGTCACACAACAACGCAGAACTGAAGCCGAACAAGAAGCGGAAGAAAGGGCAGCGGAAAGCAAACGTAGAAGCAGGCTCAGGGGCAGTAACGCTCTGGCAGTATTTGGCAGGAGGCAGTAATGACTACAGAAAGCGAACCATCGTTGCCAGGATTTGACGAAAGTTACATGCAAATGAATCCTGATATAAAAAAAGTTCCTTCAGACATGACTGAAAGAGTTTTTAGGCCCCGTGCCGGTGAACTCGGATATGTCTACAATCTTGGGGGATTTGAAGAACTGGGAGCACCAGGAACGACGCTCGGGCCTAATCTACCATCTTTACCAGAAGATTTCTTCAAGCAATTTCCCATTGATCCGACTACTACTATGACAACAACGCCACAGACAGTTGACCCAAAAGACTGGGAGAAATTACGTCCTATTACTCAACCTTGGAGTTATTTTACTTTGGATAGCCTTGGAAAGGAGATGAGTAAACTTCACGAAACTCAACAAACGGCTAGCGGGTATATGGCACGGTTTATGGAATCTTCACCCTCTCCTTTTGTTTCTGGTTTAGGCAATTCTCTTTTTAATTCGGGTGACGTAAGTGAACTCACACAGAAGTATAAAGATGAAGGGATTGGTGACCGTGAGGCCACAAGACGGGCATGGGATGAAACAGACATGTTCAGTATGAATGTTCACCTTGCGTGGTCATTCGACTGGAACGAATATAAATGGACAAGGACAGAAGTGCCCCTTTTCGGTGACGCTACCTTTGGGGCCGTCGACCTCGGAACTAAGGGTTTCATGGAAGAAGTTGTCTTTGACCCGTTGAATGCTTATGGGTTAGGAAAAATACTTAAATGGGGAGGAGACGGAATTCTTAGAGGCGGGGGGATGATACATAACGGCCTGTTCTCACCTACAACAATTGTCCCCACAACAGGTTCCGTTCCTGACCATCTTGTAGGGAAGAAACTCTTTATGGAAGGTGGTTCACAGGAACTGGACAATGTTGTTTTGTATCCCGCACCCAAAAATAATCCTACGGGAATCCCAACCGTAAAACTGGGATTGACCCGCTCGGAACAACTCTGGAATTGGATAGGAAAATATACTCCTCTTCCAATTCACGTAGTAGACGGGCAGGCAAAACAATTAATTAATGCAAGAGATGCCAGTCGTATTAAGGGAAGTACCGTCGCCACATCAATGTCGTCGGAATTTGATTTCAGGGCAAAGCAAATCTTCACTTTTAACAAGGACGGGACGTTACAGGGATTCGTCAATATAGATTCCCGATTGCCGGGAAATCCAACTATTGCTGACGTAGCAGCCCGATTGCCCAGATACTGGGACCATCTTTCACCAGATCAACAGGATTTCATGAAGAACCTGAGAGAAAGACTCGATCCGTGGGAACAGTATCAAAAAGAACTGGGTATAGAAATACCTAAGAGGAACGATATAGTCACGAGTGAATTGAAACCTCACACAAACGGGTTTTATGTACCTCGCGGAAACACACTCAAGGAAGGTAGTGATCTGCCGCTGATAAGGAAAACAAGAGTCGGTAGTAAAAAGAGCTATGAAAAGGCAGCGGTATTTGAGTCTCAGGCAGAAGGTATTAATAACGGGTACGAATATGCTCCGTTTAAAGAATCAATGCACGGGTATTTACTTGGTTCCACTGAGCGAAGTGCGAACCAGTGGTTTGCAAATGTTGCAACATCTCTTACCGACGAATTTGGGAATCCGCTTGCTTCGACTTATGCTATGAGGCTTGCAGAAAGCAAAGTAGTGACACAGGTAAGATCGGCAACCAACTCTCTTCGCTCAAAAAAACTAACACAGATCAGGAACAACACGAGGGAAATTGAGAATAGAAAAATATCTGATCGGGCATTGAAAGATGCTGAAAAACAACTCGATGCCGAAAATGCCGCGATACAGAAAGTGAAGGACAAATCGGTAGATAGAATAGCCCCAGTGTTGGATCGTGTTACCGCGGCCGAGAAAAAAGTACAGGAACTCGGAGGGTATGTCAGGGAGGATTTAGTCGAGGTACGCAAACGTATCAACCTCAACGTGAACGATGCGAGAAAACTGGCAAGAGAAATAACAAACAACCTGAACTTCTTAAAGGGTGCGAAGAAAAAATTCAGAAAAGTAGACTTGCAGATTGAAAAGTCCGTAAAAGAACTAAACAAACTTATAAACGATGCAGAAAATCTTGCAAGGACTATAGATGAAGATGTGGTGGGAATGATGCCCACACAGAAGATCGGTAAGAGATACGAGTTTTTAATGAGAAACATCAGGAAACTCGAAGATAAAATCGATGCCATGCAGACCACCAAGGAAGGCCTTGAAGACTACATCGACACAAGAACCGTCGCGGGGGATTTTTTCAAGACAGCAGATGCGACAACTATGCAGAACCTACGGGAAGGCAGACAAAAAGTAAATGCCGCTGCAAGAGAAGAGCGTATGTTCCACAGGGCAGACACAGAGCTTAAAGCTCTTAGAAGAGAGGTCAACAGGACGTCAAAGCTAGTTGAAGCAGATGAAAAAAGACAGATCAACATCATCCAGAAAAGTGTCAGTGATGCTACTAATAAAGCGGTGACATATGATGACAAAACGACAAAAGCATTACTTCGGATACAGAATACAGAGGCTGAAATTAAACAGCTTGAAGATTTAATAAATGGCCTGAAAGGGGAATATACCGACGCCAAACGGAAGGCAATGACCCCACCCGAAGGCTATAAAGAAGTAAGACATTTTTCACCTTTACAGGGCCATGCGTTTCCTGAAGAGTTCGCAGAAACCCTCGGACGTTATTTCGAAAAAGAAATACCCACAACAGGTAAAGATAAATGGCTTCCAGAGTTAGTTAGGGCTCACAACCAGTATTACCAGGCTATCAGGGCAAGCGGTGACGACAGTGCTATTGGTATTCACGGACTTCTGGGAGCATTTACGAATCCCAAGGCTACAGCCAAGACTTTCTATCAGCACTGGCAGGCGTGGTATAAAAACGGAGACGTTTTACTGGGAAAGTTTGTTGTTGATTTTAACGATAACGCCCTGAGAAAAGGGAGGCTGACATCGGAAGACTGGGGTCGGGAGCAACTTCATCTGGGCGGGGAACAAACTGAATTCAGGATACAGGGAGGTAGTGGAAAAATTCAAAACCTTCCCTTCATCAAGCAGGCTAACAGGGCATTCGGTTTTTACGGTGACAAGTTAAGACTTGAGTGGGCAGACGACCTGTTACAGGAACAACTCAGAAGCGGTAAAACCATCGAGGAGCTCAGGGCGAGTGGAAAATTAAAGGAAATTGCAGAAGGTGTGAACAGGGCAACCGGATGGTCCAATCAGCCTTTTGGTGGAAGCATGGGAGAACTTTTGACATTCGCCCCCAGATTTTTGGGAGCAAGACTGGCGAATACAGGAAAGGCTCTTTTTGCCACGGCTACCGATCCCATTGGGAGCGTGGAAGCACTTCCTTTAGTTGGCAGGGCCACGCGACAAGCGCTTGAAGGCAAAGGTGTAAGAGATATACCTCTGGATCAGAGAATAGCAAGAAAATCTATGCTCCGGTTAATTGGCGGTGCCGCGACATTAACCTACATGGTTAACTCTGCACAGGGAAAAGAAACAGACCCAAGGTTGCTCATACAGGATAAGGACGGAAACTGGACATATAACCCTAACTTCATGAAGGTTTCCTTTATGGGAACGGATTACTCCTTTTATGGTACCTATGATTCACTGGCAAGAATGTTGGTCATGATAGGTACCGGAAATCCGATTGACGGGGTACGGGGACTTGCCTCGGGTACTATTCAGCAAATGGGAAACCTTCTCTTTGAAGCTGATGCTGTCGGCAGAAAAACAGCAGCAGACTGGATGCCTGGAGACAATGAAAGTCTTGCCAAAATCGGCTACTTGATGCAGCAGTACGTTCCTTTTTCCTTTGAGGATATTCCAGAACTGGCGATTGGTGCGGCAGTCGGGGGTCCAGAGGAAAAGATAGGTGCTGGAGTCAGGGGTGGAGCAGAATTTATTGGATTGAAAAATTCTCCTTATTCGTACCGAGACTGGATACGGGAAATTTTTAATGAGAAAAAAACAGCAGGTGAAAAAAGTCCTTCTTCTTTCGGGGATGATCTCGGATGGGACCTAGATAACCCTTCGAGGGGAGAACTCAGGGCCGTGGCCAACGACCCGAGGGTTAAGAACTATGTTGAAAGCCTCGATATACTTCAGCAGGGTGAATCACTGGCGTTTGATAATCTCGAAAAAAGTCTTTTACATAGCGAGACCGATCTTGTAAACGTCATAAACAGTGGCGCTGACAATATAAGAATTGGAAAAGTAATCGATGAGGTGAAGAAGGTACGCAGGTCGATATACGACGCTTTCATGAACAATGAGAATAACGCGGAATACGTGGAACACTGGGAAGACCCTGATATTAAACACCAGTCAGACCTGCTGGGCCACGAATACTGGAGTGGTGGCGACTATGAAGAGGACCCGCGTACAGGCTTTATCGATTTTGAGAAAGAAGACCTGAGAAAAAAACAGGTTCTCCAGAAAGCCTTTGATATCGGGGGTGCAGACCTCGTCCGCTACATTACTGATCCTTCCACGGCTAATGCGGACAATTACAGGTCACAGGTGTTTTCCGACCCGAGAGCTTCACAGGCTTTGATTGAATACGATAGTGACCATCAACAATTTATGCGGCAATACTATCAATTACCTATGGAATTGATAGATAGTTGGAATATTAATAAACCAGAAGGATTTATTACAGAACCTGATATTCCAGAAATGTACAGAACCTATTTAAGACTTTCACCTGAAGAAAGAAAGGCAGTAGACAGGCAAGCATCTTATAAGCTCACAGAGGAAAACAGAAAAAAACTTTCAAAAAAAGAGATAGAAAACATAGAAACTGCCAAGTATCTTGATGCTGCTTTTAAACAGATCGATAGGGAAAAGGAAGGATGGAGAAAAGCTATTACTGATCCTCAAGGCAATGTTGTTAATAACTGGATCGTCGATGCAAAAATGTGGAAATGGGGAGATACTGAACCTCTCAATCCCGTGACTAAAAGCATTTACAATTACCTTGAAAAGCAATCCAAGGAGAGAGGCAATCTTGGAAACTTCAGATATTCAGATATAGAACCCCTGATACAGGGAATCATAAATTACCTGGAGATGAATCCTAATGTGAGACCTGATGAAGGAGCAGTTCAATACTTGAATACTCTTAAACAACCCGCAGGAGTCCGCTGATGGTTACGAAAACACGGCAGGGGGTTCGATGTCCCCATTGCCACAAGAAAATAGGTGACATACTCGTCGGTACACTACATCTTGTGTGTCCGAGGTGTAAAAAACAGCTTATGCTGAGGTCGGATGGGAGAGATATTGACAGAAAGGGTGTAGATTTCTAGACTTATTACAAATTTACATAAACCTATACAGTGCGCCATGCCGCCAGGACTAGTTCCTAGGCGGCTTTTTTAGTTTTAAGAGGTAAGTAAATGACAATGGAAAATGGATCGGCGGGCTTTGAAAATACCCCGTCACCAGAAGTGGCAACCAACGGGACTGGCCAACTTGCACCCGAGCCAAGTGCAGCTACAGGTTTCGAGTCTGTATCTCCACAGGAAACGGCACAGCAACAGCCCAGTATCGAGATGCTGCAAGCGCAGGTAGCTGAACTACAGGGACAGGCCGAAAAAAGGGAGAACGATTACCGCTCTCTCGAAGGCAGGCTCAAGAGTTCTTCCAAGGAGACAACTCAGTTCGACGAACTCTCCGAGGGGCTAGCCGTGTTATCAGACACGATGAATGCGTTCATCAGACATCAGGGGACTCAGGATGAAGAGACGTTCAGAGAAGACCTGCAAAAGGTAGAGGCTAACGCCCAGAACCGCAGGATGAACTCCACTTTTCAAAGGACTTCCCAGTTGATGATTGATGAGATCAGCCAGACGGTAAGGGAGGCGGGACTTGATTTGCAGAGTGCACCGGAGCTCGAAGAATTTCGTAATCTCTGGGGACCTGCATTTGAAGGTCAGGACATAGCCGGCCTCTATCAGGCTCAGGCAACCTTTAACAGGGTTATGCGTGAGGTTGAGAGGATGCGGCGTGAAGAAGCGGAGAAAGCCGCCGAGGATAAATTGCAGAAAGCACTCGAGGATCACGGGGTTAACACGCTGGACTTGGATTCAACGACAGCGGCCCCCTCTCCTATGGGCAGCAGTAATTTACTTTCAAGGCTTGGAAATTCCGAAATGGCTGTGACCAGAGATGAAATATCACAGGCGGCCGATGCCCTCAGAAGACAGGGAGTCCGCTTTTAGTCCATATAAGGAGTTTTAGATATGGCAGTTGGTAATACGATTACTGATTCGCTTGCTGATTCTATTCCTACGATGATCGCTTCTGCGAGAATCGTAAGAGAATTCGCAGGTGTTATGCCTAACCTCGTAGACAGACAAAGGTTAGATGCCAATACCGGAACGGTCTGGAATGAAGTTTCAATGGCCAAGCTGAATGCTCAGGCCGTTACAGAAAGCACAGTATTAGACAATCCGCAACAGATGTCTGATACCTTGCTCTCAATTACCCCGACAGTTATCGGTGTACATACTGTCATTACTGACAGGGTTGCCCTGAGAATCAGTGCTAATGCTTATGCTCAGACTGGTTCACTTGCACAGAACGCAATTGAGCGAAAGAAAGACCAGGACGGATTGACCACTTTAGACGGTGCGTCGGTTGAGCTCGGTAATTCTTCTGCTGCTCTTGATACTAGCGATATCGCATCTGCTGCTTACAGGATTACGTCGAACACGACTGAACCTGCTCCTGCATCAGCCCCGATAAACGCTGTATTCCACGGATTTCAGCTTGCTGACATTGATACACAGTTAACCACACCTGGTATTACCGCTATAGGTTCTCTGGAAACTCAGGCCGGTGCTCCTCTAACGAGTGGTATCGCAGCCGAGGCCTTCCAGAACAGGTACAGGGGCACTATCGGAGGCGCAAGGATATTTGAAGATGGGAATCTGACTATATCCAGCAACGCCGCAAAAGGTGGTGTGTTCAGCCAGATGGGAATCATCCTTGTAGAGGGCCGGTCTCCATATGTTGAGACCAAGAGATTGCCAGAGCTCGGTGGTGGAGCAACCGCTCTGTATCATTTCGACGAATTTTCGTATGGCGAAAGAAGCGCAGGCTCGTGGTTGTGTGAAGTACACACGGATGCAACTGCACCTGCCGGATAAATATGAATGCTCGGCGTGAGGCATGGACCGCCAGACACGGTCCCATACCAAAGGGCTGGATCGTTCATAACATGAATGGCGATATGGAGGATAACAGGCTGGAAAATCTGGCCTGTATTCCTCGCAAGACAGGAAATATAAGTAAAGTAGTCGCTCCCTACAGGGAACGTATAAAAAAGTTGGAACTACAGTTTCGACGGGAGAATAACTAGAGATGGCACAAAGTGGGTACGGACGAATTGAAATTTTTGAGGACTTCCTTGGAGGCGAGGACATAGTCGCTGAAACAGCAGCAACGAGAAGTTTCGGAGGTTCTGGTCTTAGAGTTGTCGGGCAGGGAATTGCAGAAACTGACTCAGGGGTTACTGTAGGTGAGACCGATGCAAATAATGGTGTCGGTATTCTCACAACAACAGACGAAGCAGACCATGCCTGCGGACTTGTGACTCCGCAAGCATTTGTAGTTGGGAAAATGGCTCCGATAAATATTGAGTGCAGAGTTCAGTTTCCAGACCTTGATACCAAGGAATTTTACTTTGGGTTAACTGATGAAAACGTGGATGCCGAAAACCTGCAATCTTCCACTATTCATGCGGAAACAGTCACGGTCACTTTAACCGCAGCGAACCTCTGCGGTTTTCTACTGTCTTCTGAATTAACAGACGATGAAGACTGGCACATGGTTTATAACGGTGGAACAACTACCGGTCAAACTGATTCAAGAGAAATAGATGCTGACGTAGACTCAGTCGCTGGTGAATATGATGTTTTGAGATTGGAAGTAGCGCCTAATGGTACTGCTCGTTGGTTTATCAATGGTGCCTTGAAACAAACGGTAGAAAACGCTGTTTCCACTACTGCTGAACTTGCTGTAATTGCAATGATTGAAGCTAAAGGTAATTCTATCGAATATGCGTGGCTTGACTACATAGCGATTGACGCAAACAGGGACTGGACTGAATAGGAACTATCAGTGGTAACGGTTGAACTAGAAACAACCGACATATGGAGTCACGAGCCTTGCTGGTATCTAGCTGAATTTAACCGGCAGGCTCCTGACTTCCAGAGTGTCAGGCGAATACAGGTCATAACGGTGATCCGTAATGATCAAAAGGTAAAGCTGACACGCGATCTAGGAAACTCCCTGTTATTCGGGGATGAGTTCCAGTTGATATGCGGAGTACCTGACGGAAAGGGTGGAGGAGAGGCTTTATACACGGTAGAAGAGGCTCTTGAAATGGCAAGGCAGATGAACCTGTCACCGCCCTCAAAGCCTGAAGTTGAACCAAAAGATTGGAACAAAATCTTCTGGGACAACGTGGAAGAGAAAGAAAAATGGAAACGTGGTGCGAGTGTATTCGGACCACAATTTGTTAAACAGAGGAACGCATGACAACAAATAACGAACCCGCAATTGAAGAGATGATGAGAGATGCTGAGATAGCAGAAGAACCAGGAGAGTTAAAACCTGGTGTCGCAATAGGCCAGAGTGACGGCATGACAATGACAACGTCAGAGTTGCAGTCCGCTGGCTATGTTTACGTATACAACACAAAAACAGGCAATCGTTCTGTAATCAACCGGAACATGCTTCAACAACAACTGGAAAAGCGCCATGAAGATGGCTCCTTTGCTTTCTCAACAAGAAAACCTGAAGGAATAGAACCTGTTGTAGGAACTCTCAATTGCTTTCTTCATGCCAGTGATCCCAGCAGGGAAAAATATAACAGAATGGGACTTGTTACATGCACAAAGGAAGGGTTCTTTAACGAGATGGACAGGGAGCGACATTTACGCTTTCGGCATCCAAGGGCATACGCAACTCTTGAAGATGAGAGAACAAGATCAGAGCGTGAAACTGAAAGGCTTGAGCGGATAGCCCTCACAGAAACAATCAGGAATATGACACAGACAGATAAGAAAGGTGGTAAAAATGCCTAGCTTTAGTTTTTCACCAATCGCTAACAGTCTTGTCACACAGGCCGTGACAGATACAGCCGGTGGCATAGGGTCTGGCAATATACCTTCTGGAGCTCGGTATGCGGAAGGATATGTAAGGACAGCAAGTATAGTTGAAACTCGGGACGGCACCACTCCGACGGCCAC